GAGCAGGTCGGTGCCGAGACCATCATCGCGAAGGCAACACCCACGCCGCCCGCCGCGCTGGGCCGCTCATTCTCGATCGCCCGAGCGGCCCGCATCCTCTCCGGAGATCCCGCCATCGAACTCGGCCAGGACTCGCTCTTCCTCGCCATGAAGGCCAAGGGCTGGGTGCAACGCATCGACGGCATCTGGCGCCCGTCGGAAGACCTCGTGAAGATCGGCTTCCTCGTCCGCCAGCCGAAGCGCATTCCAGGGCAGCGCCAGCTGTACCCGCAGATCCGCATCACCGAGGCGGGCATGCAGTCGCTTCACCGCGAACTGCAGGGCGTCGCGACCCTCAACCTCTCCGAAACCCCGCACCTCACACTCCTGGAGATCTGATGACACAGCCAGACCCCGACATCACCGAAACACTGCTCGCCCCCGCATCCGGACTCGTCCACGCCACCAGCGTCAACGCGCTCGCGGCAGTAGGCATGACGGCGGGCGGAAACACCCCGCCTTGCGTCATGGTCGACATCGTCGGCTACACCAACGCCCCTCTGGTCGACCGCAAGGAAGCGAAGCTCGCCTTCACCGTGCCTCTCGACGGTGCGCTAGCTCTCGCCAGACAGCTCATCCTGGCGATCGAGACCCACTCGAAGCGGGCCGGCCAGTGACCCGCCGCATCGTGCGCGCGATCGCGCTCATCGCCGTCCTCGCGTTCTTCTGGTGGACCGCCTCGGCCGCGACGCTGCAGTCGCCTGGCTGGATGATCCTTGTCGCGATCGCGACACCTATCAGCCTGTTCATCACTATCGCGCTCCTGCGTCGACGTGATCTCGGAGAGCTCTGATGGGTGCGAACGATACCGGCGAGCAGCTGCAGGCCGCGATCGCCGAATGCATCCTGCTCGAGCAGGAGATCTCGCGCCTGCAACAGGAACTAGAGACGCGCCCTGCACTCACCATCGAGCAGATTCTCGCGCTCGCCACCCACTTCGACCTCCTGCAGGAGAACGCCAAGACCCTCGGCGAAAAGGTGCTCACCCCTAGCGACCTTCACACTGCGGTCGAGGCCATCTGGAAAGCCGCTGACACGATCATCCTCGCCGCCCGCGCGGAGCGGGTCAGGAGATGACCGCCGCATTCGTCTGCCCGGACGACCACGCTCACGGCGACAAGACGACCTGCCGCATCAGTCATGGGTGCCGTTGCACGCCATGCATGCTGCGCGCAGCAACTGACAACGCGCGGCGCCGGCGCCTCGCCGCATACGGCCTCGACAACAAGACCACCCGCCCCGCGATCGGCGTCCGGCGCCGCATGCAAGCACTCGCCGCGCTCGGTTGGAGTGTCGACGAGCTTGCGGCCATGGCGGGCATCAGTCCGAGGACCGCTGACCACTGGACCATGGGCGCCGGCGCCAGAGTTTTCAAGCGCACCTTCGACAGGGTCGACGCGCTCTACGAGCGGCTCTGGAACACCCCGCCTACACCGACGGAGCCGATCGGTCGCCGTCGCCGCACGATGGCTCTCGCCCGGGCTGCAGAACACAACTGGGTGCTGCCACTGGCGTGGGACGACATCGACACCGACGAGACGCCGCCCATCCCGGACGAGGCTCCCATCGATGAGGTCGACCACGCTCGCGTCGCGCTCGCGATCGACGGGATCCGCCTCGAGCTCACACGCGCGGAGCGGCTCCTGGTCGTCGAGCAACTGAACGCGTGGGCGTACCCGGACGGCGCGATCGCCGAGCAGCTCGGGTGCGCCATCAGGACGATCGAGCGCGATCGCGAAGTCCTCGGGCTGCCGGCAGCTGTGGGTGCCGACAAGCAACCGATCGGTCGAGCAGCATGACCATCAGCACCCGACAGGCCACGAGACTCCGTCTCGGCGTCACTGCGGCACTGGACACTTTCTTCCTCCCGGACCCGTACCACCGTCAGTTGTTCCGCCACAGCCACACAGCTGCCGGCAAGGCGTACTACCGGGTGCTGCTGCACGGCCTTGTGAAGCAGCGCGCCCGCGTCCTCGGCTTTGTTGCTCAGACCCAGTACGCCAACGAGGAGAACGGCGGCGACATCGTCTGGCGCGATGACGAGGTCGATGTCCTGCTCGAGCACATCCGCCGCACCCTCACCGAACTGCACGAGCCATGAGCCCCCGGCTAGCCGGCTTCCTGGTGCTCGCACTCATCGCGTTCGCACTCTTCGCCGGCGTGGCCTTCGCCCTCGAGAACCACCAAGAGCAGCAGATCGCTCCAACCCCCACACCGACCCCCACCTTCACGGAGCAGCAGCTCCCCACCCTCTAGGAGCCCCCGATGGCCAGATCCAGAGTCCTCCCGTCCGACCCTGCCTTCCCCCACGGCATCGCCACTGGCGTCTCGCGCGGCTGCACCGACGAAGCCAGCTGCCCCGGCAACGAACACGGCGTCACCTGCCGGCAGGCGCTGCGCGACTACCAGAACAATCTGCGCGCGAAGAAAAGCGGCAAGGCAGAGCTAAAGATGACCCCACCCGCACCCGTCGATGCCGTCGCGGTGGAGCGTACGTTCTTGCCTCCTGCTCCCGACCCGGAGCAGGCAACGCCGCTGCTCGGCGATCGGATCGACGCCGAGGTCGAAGCGATCGCCGACGAGGCCAACCGGGAGCTCGCGCCGACCCTCGTCGCGCCCAAGCCGGCGCCGGCGAAGGTCGAAGGGATGACCGCAGCGCGCGGCACCACCCGCCGCCTGCAGGCGCTGTGCTGGATGGGTTACACGCCGGTCGAGCTCGCCCACCACACACAGATCTCCGTCGACGCAATCTGGTGGCTGCTGTTCAGCCCACCAGAGCAGGTGAAAGATGTCACCCACCGGGTGATCGTGAACACCTTCCAGAAGCTCCGCGAACAGCCGAAGAACACCAACGAGGGCGCGCCCGGCTGGTCGACCAGCAACGCGCGCATCCGCGACCTCGCAGCCGCACGGAAGTGGGCGGGTCCGTACGCGTGGGAGAACATCGATTCCGACCCGGAACCCGAGCGCACCCTCGACCCCGGCGTCGGCACTCGCGGCCGCGAGCAACAGGTCAAGGACAAGAAGATCGCGAAGCTCGAGAAGGAACTCGAGACGGCGAACGCGAACCTCGCGTCGGTCACAAATCACTTCACCAAGGTCGAGGCCAGCCCACCCGTCCGCGGCGTACCTGAGTTCCCTGGCAGCGAAACCTCCGACGGCATGAACGCCTACCAGCTGGCGAACGAGCTCAACACCGCCCACACTCGCGCGGCCGACCTGGAAGAGCAGCTCACGGACCGCGCAGAGCGCATCAAGTCGCTCGAGGAAGATCTGAGCCACCACCGCGACGCACTCCTCGCCAGCAGCGAGGACCTCGCAGACCTGCAGAAGCGGCTCGAGGAAGTACACGGCACCAGTACCCAACTCACTGCTCACTCGGCCGAGATCATCCGCCTCGAGCACGACCTGGCCGTCACGATCGCCGAACTCCTGCATACCGGCCGGCTTTTGGAGGGCGAGCGCAACAAGCACGAGACGACCCGAAACGAGCTCGCCGACCTGGAGACGCAGCACGACGTACTCGAGGTAGTCACGGAGCGGAAACTGGGCGAACAGCAGAAGACGATCGCCGCCCTACGCGAGGTTGTCGACCAGCACGCACGGGATTACGACGTGCGCGGCACTGACGTGGCCGCCCCCGCGACTTTCTCGCCGGCGCCCGGTGTCACCATCACCGTCCATGTGCACGGCCCCGCAGATGCCAGATGAGCAGCGCGACTCGCCGCCACCACGTCCTCTCCGAGGCCCTCGTCGACGTCCACATCAAGAACCAGCGCGCAGCCTCCCGGCGCACCTACACCCGCGCCGACCAATGGCTCATCCGCCACGTCAGCACCCACAACTGGATCGCCTACCCCGCAGCACCAGGCGTCCACGTGTCGCTCTTCCCGCCAGTCCCATACCTCCCGTTCGACAGCCAGAAGGCCGCGCTCGCCGAGGTGCTCCGAAGGGTTTACAGCAAGTGAGCATCCGCCACCTCATCGCCGCGATGGACCTCCAGTGGCTCTACGAGGAGCACGAGACCGAAGACGGCCGCCCCGTGAAACTGTCGCCGTCCCACAAGCTCGCGCTCGCCGCGGTCGCCGACGACGCTTCCGACAAGACCGACCACTCGTTCCCGGGCCTTGAGAAGGTGCAGAAGTGGGCTGGTGTGGGCAAGCGTCGCGCGCTAGAGCTCATCCAGGATCTGACCGCTGCGACGTACCTCGAATCGATCGCCGCCGGCTTTCCTGGCAAGCGAGCGGTGTACAAGGTCAATATCCCGAAGGCCGGCGCGATCGCCTCGGCTGAAATGGCGCCCGAGCCTGTGGATAACTCCCAAATAATGGGTGCGGAATCTCGCACTTCTCAAATAATGGGTGCGGAGATTCGCGAAAACGCGCGAGATCTCGCACCCCTCTCCTTAGACCCTCTCCTGATTAAACAATCACCTAGGAGAACAACCACAGAGTCTGTGGATAACTCCAGCGTCGGTGACGACCAGGATTCAGATTCACCGAAGCTGGGGCTGCTGGCTCGGCGTCGTCAGCGCAAGATCGGCCGGGAGCTCGACCACAACCGGATCTTCGCTCACGCGGCGACGATGCTCGCCGACATCCCCGAGGTCGACCGGCGGCGCATCGCGACGATGCTGGCCTTCGCCGTCCTGGCCTATCCCGCCGCCAAGGGCGAGTCGGTCACCGCACCGACCGCGTACGTGCTCCGGGCCTTCGAGAACGACCCGTTCGTCTGGCAGAAGCGCGGCATGGACATGTGGGCCGAGTCATGAGCCAGATCGATCAGGAACTCCGCGAAGAGCTCGAGCAGCTGCACGCCGACGTCGACAGGGCCCTCACCAACCAGGTCATCGAGCAGCTCGAGTTCGCTCCGCCGTGTGTCGGCTGGCCTAACGGCGAATGCGAGCAGGGCGCAACCGTGATCGTCTCATGCCGAAGCTGCATGGCTAGCGCGTTCTTCTGCGACAGCTGCATCGAAAAGCTGCGCAGCATCACCGGCACCTGGTGGATGCGTCGCTCCGGCCGGGTCTTCGAGTGCAACCGCTGCCTCACCCACGCGTCGAGCTTCGACAAGGGCTACAGCGTCAGCCGGATCAGCGGGCGAGCATGACCACCGAACGCGCCCTGGTCGACCTCGAGAAGGTCCGCACCGACACCACCGCTGGCTGGCTCGAGCAGCTGCTCGGCGAGGGAATGACAGAAGCCGCAGCGTCCCGCGTCACGCGTGACGAATGGGTGCTCGACTTCGGCTACGCGAGGCCACCGATCAGCCCCAACGGGTCCCGAGGCAACCACCACACCCACGCCCGGAAGGTACGCGATGTTCGTACCGTCGCGACCTACAAAGCCCGCAGTGCGAAGATCCCGACCCTGCCGCGGATCCGCGCCGAGCTCACCTGGTTCGTTCGCGATCGCATTCGCCGCGACCCGGTCAACCTGGCCCTCGTGCTCAAGGCCATGGTCGACGGCCTCGTGACCGCCGGCATCGTCACCGACGACACCCCCGACCTCGTCGACACCCCGATGCCGACCATCGTCCGCGTCGACGCCACCAAGAACCCCGAAGCGTGGATGGAACTCCGCGTCACCCCCTGGGAGGGCCTCGCATGAGCGACGAAAGAGATCTCGACGAGCGCGCCCGCGACATCACGTTGCGCACCTTCACCCGCCGGCCGAAGTGCGACAAGCCCACCGACACGACGCCGTGCCTGCTCGAGCGGAACCACCACGGCGACTGCAAAGGCCGGCCGACGATCGCCCAGGTCGTCACCTTCGAAGCCGAGAACGCCACCACCCACGGCGGCGTGAAGGAAGAGCGCATCCGCGCCGTGTTCGGGATCTCCGCGCCGCGCTACTACCAGCTGCTGCATCACTACATCACCACCGACGAGGCGCACCAACTCGACCCGATCACCGTGCACCGGATCCTCCGCACCACCGCGGCCGCAGCTACCGCCCGCCAACGCCGCGAGTTCCCGCCTCGCCCCTAACTCCACCGACCCACAGCGCACCACCCACCCCGATGAAAGGCAACACACCATGACTGACACCACCCCGCAGATCGGATCCACCATCCGGATCCCGATCGCCGAGCTCACCGTCGACGCGAACATCAGGAAAGTGACCAAGGTCCCGACCTCGTTCGCATCCTCCGTCAAACAGCACGGCGTGATGGTCCCCGTCGAGGCCTACCAGGTCGACGGCACCTGGCACCTCGGCGACGGCCAGCTCCGCTACCTCGCCTCACTCGACGCCGGCCTCCTCGACATCCCCGCGATAGTCACAGACCCCGCGCTCGCCGAGTCCACCCGACTTCTCCGCCAGCTGATCCTCAACGAGCACCGCACCGAGATCTCCGACGCCGATCGCGCCGGCACCTACCAGACCCTCTTCGACCTCGGCGTCTCCGCCGACCAGATCGCCCGGAAGGCCAACAAGCCGAAGAGGACCGTCGAGCGGGCACTCGCCGTCACGGGATCTGCAAGTGGCGCGGCATCGCTCGAGCAGGGAGTGACGCTAGATCAGGCCGCCGAGATCCTCGAGTTCGAGGACGACCCGGAGATCACCGCGGCGCTCACCGAAGTCGCGGCCACCCAACCGGAGAAGCTGCAGCACCACATCGCCACCGCGCGACAGGCGCGTGAAGAGGCAGCTCGCCGAGCCGAGACTGTCGCCGAGGTCGAGCTGCGCGGCATCACCGTCGTCGAACCCGGCGACCACATGAAGGGCGCCGTCCGCCTCGACCATGTCTACACCGACGCGAAGCTCAAGAACCTCGCGGCCGAGGACGACCTCAAAGGTCACGTAATCGCACTCCTGAACCGCATCTACGGCTGGATCAACGAAGAGTGGCGGCCGAAGTTCGTCCCCGAGTACTTCGTCAATCCGGTACCCGACGGATTCTTCGTCAAGACCACCGCGGCGGAGAAGGCCCCACTCACCGAAGACGAGCTCGCCGCCCGCCGCGAGGTACGCGAGAACAACAAAGCCTGGCCGCTCGCCACCACCGTCCGCCAGACGTGGATCACGGACACGCTCCTGCAAGGCAAACTCCCCAGCGACGTCACCGTGTTCCTAGCCACCAGCCTGTGCGGCGAGCACCCGAAGACCGGCCAGAGCAACGGACGCGAGCTCGCGTCCAAGTGGCTCAACCTCGGCGACCCGACTCAGACTTCCTACACCCGCGCCGAGCCCATCGCGCTCGAGCTCGCAGACCAGCCACAGCGCGCCGAACTCATCGCGCTCGCCGTTGCCGTCGGGCGCGCCGAGGCCGCCATCCACGGCAAGGAAGGGTGGCGGGTTCACTACAGCGAGCTCAGGAGGCTCGCGACCTACCTGCGCCAACTCGAGGCCTGGGGCTACGGCCTCGCACCCATCGAAGAGCAGCTCATCACCAAAGCCGAGGAGGCGGCCAAGTGAGCCCGCGCACCGTCACCCTCATGGACAAGCTCCTCCTGACCGACATCGTCGCGAAGCCCGAGCTGCTCCGCACCCGTCCGGTCCAGGCGCGATCGCTGCGCCAGCTGCAGACGATCGTCACCGCAGCCCGCCACGTCCTTCGCGAAGTCGGCCGCGACGAGCTGACCACCGCCATGGTCGCCGATCGCGCCGGCGTCTCGATCGGAACCTTCTACCGGTACTACGACGACCGCGGCCCGCTCCTCGACGAGATCCTCACCATCACCACCGTCGACCAGGTGCGCGCCCTCCCGCGAGGAAGCGTGCTGCTCTGCGCCGTCAACGAGGTGTTCTGGCTCGCGCCGGGTGAGGGCAAGCGCACCTGGTACGCCGCCGGCTACACGGCCGACTCCACCTGGACCGACGAGACCGTGCTCGACTGGGTGCCGCTGCGTCTTCTCCACCGAGGTGATCGGTGATGGTCTGCTGCCGGTCTCACTCGGCCTCGTCCTCCGCCTCCTGTGCCTTCATCGCGGCCAGCGCAGTTGCGTACGTGCTCTCTACCGCTAGCGGAGAGATCTCGCCGCGATACCAGGCGGACGCCGCCATCCCAGCTGCGACTAACTGCTGGGTTGCCGGCCCGACGCCCATTCCTGTGCTGGGGAGACTCACGCGAAAGACGCGGGGGATTGCCATTTCGTCGCCGACGACCCACATCTCGAGCTCCCCGATGTGCCTGCTGAAATCAACTAGACGCCTTGTGCTCGCGGCCTTATCAATCGCTTTCTCCGTCAAGTACGCGCCCAGGGATGCCTCAATTTCGACGATCAGTCGCCGAATCTCCGACCGTCGAAGTTCAGCGGCACGTGTCTTCCGCTCTTCCCTCTCCCGCAGCCATGGAGCCAGCACCGTGCCCGCAATCGATCCCACCAACGCGATCACCGACACGGCGATCGCGACCCAGGAGGTGTCAGCCGGTGCATCCTTCACCGCGCTCGCGGCTGCGATCAGAATCATGCCCGCAGCCTACCGAGGAGCGCATGGGTGCTCCCACGGTCCCCGTCGTCCCTCATCCGACCGTCGGCGCAGGCGGATTCGCCTTCTGCCATGTCTCAGCCAGAGCACGCAGGGGCAAATCCGACGCCGGAAGTCGGAGCTCTTGGTGCCTCCGTTCGCCGGTGATGGTAGTGAACGAGACCTTCGCACGATCGCGACCAGGGCTCTCAGTGCCGTATCGCCAAACAAAACTCGTCACCTCGTAATCCGCGGTCACGCTCACCGGATTCCGCCGCTCAACGTGAACGAGCTTCTGTTCACCCGGATCGACAATCTCCCACTTCAGAGGTTTGGACTCGTCGGTCATGAACACGGTCCAAAGCGGATCGGCTTCGAAGGTCAGCACGACATCCGTCGCCCGGGTCTCACCCACGTTCGTCAACATGAGCTGCACGTTGAAGATGGTGCTCGCGGGTGGGTCTGCCGGGTATTCCAAGGTCCAATACGCGTCCCGGTAAGCGCGCACATCGCTCCGCGCTTGTCGCGACTCCAGCCACGACAGACCAGCAAACACAAGTGCGACGACCGCGATCACAGTCGTGATGACGTAGCCGGCTATCGCCCACCCAGTGCCGTCCGTCTCACCCGCCGGCTTAGCGGCAAGGAGTAACCACATGCTCTCAACCATGCCCGCAGCCTACAGAGCAGGAAACGAACAATGATCGCAACTCTCGTCCTGGCAGTCATCGCGCTCGCCGCGCTCACGCTCACCGTCATGGCGTGGCCTGGCATCAGCCGTCGTCGCCGGTGGGACCGACTGTGGAAGGAGTGGGCCCGCTTCGACTTACCTGCGGCGATGGCGCGCGGCCTCGCCGGGATCGGAACCGCCGCGGCCGCGACTGCACCCGCCTTCGCCCGCTTCGGCCAACTCATCGGCGAGATGAACATCGAAGTGGCGCGACTGACGGAGGGCACCAGTTTTCTCGCCGGTGAGCTCGGCGTCTGGCAACTACCGAAGCCCAATCCGACCAAGCGACCCGTGACCACGGCGCGCGAGCTTTTCGACCGGATCGAAGCGATCCGAAGCCGAGCGGCGCGCAGACAAACGCGAGGGCAGAACTTTCCCGAGCGACGGATCGATCTCGGCGAGAACATCCTCGGGATCCTGCGCGGCTCGGAGCCGACATCGCTCACCGACATCTTCGACCGCCCCACGCTGATGGGCATCCCGATCAACACCGCCTGGTTCGTTCCGCGCCACTCCATGCTCCAGACGGCGTCCGGAATCACCATCCACCCGCTCACCATGATCACCCTCACCTCGCAGAACCACCTCGAGGAACTCGAGCGCACCATCGCCGAGCTGCACCGTCAGGCCAACACCGCCTTCGCCGAAGCCCACTACCACCTGGCCATCGACATGGAAGAGATCTACCAGCAGTGAGCAAATACCCTCCCGGCACCGAGCCGACCACCGACCCCTACTGCCAAGCCCTCGGCTGCGCCACGAAATCCACCGCGCTCGCCGCGAGGGAGATCGGGCCGGTCATGCCGCGACGTGCCATCCAGGGGACCGACCTCTGCTCGTACCACCACGAGCAATTCCGCCGGCTCCTCGGCGACCTCGTCGTGATCCTCGGCGACCTGCAGGACAAGGCCTACGCGAAGACGAAGACCGGCGACGCAGCGTCCGACCGGAACTCGGCCGGCGCGAAGGACTACGGCTTCTCCTGGAACGTGAAAGCCGTCGAAGTGATCGCCGAAGTCACCGAGTGGGTCGAGTACCTGGTCGACATCGTCACGAAGTACAAGCCCGTCCCGGCACCGCTCATCCGTCCCGAGGTGAAGCACACCGCCGAGTGGGTCGACGGCGTGAGAGTGCTCCGCTGGTCCTGGCGCACCGTCGTCGTCCCGTACACGCACGGCCTCGAGCGGGCGAAGGGCGTCCGCCTGCAGCTGGCGATCCTCTGGCAGCATCACGCCGACTGGCTGTCCTGGTACCCGACCGTCGGCCGGTCTCTCCTCGTCGACGCGTTCACCCACTGGCATGCCGGCCGGGCAGCGATGCTCTCCGGATCCGTGAAGGTCCTCCGCCTGCAGAACGCGAAATGCCAAGAAATCGTTGGCGAAAGCGACCTCGGCCCGCTCGTCTGCGGCGCACCCCTGTACGCCACGCTCCAACCGCGCGACGCCGACGACAAACCGCTGCCCGGCTTCACCAGCTCCAAGATCATCTGCTCCACCAACCCGCGCCACGTCCAGCTGCCCCGCGAGCGATGGAGGGAGTTCGCCGATGCAGCCGCCCGCGGATGACCCCACCGGCGGCAACAACCACTGGGTGTACCTCGACATCGTCTGCGAGCTGCTCGACGTCGGCGACAAACAGGCGCTGAAGATCGCGAGAGCCGAGGGCTGGCGCACCGCCCGAGACCTACGAGAGCGCCGCCGCCAGTACCACTTCGGCGACGTCCTCCGCACCTACCACCAACGAAAGGCCCAACCATGACCACGCCAACACCGCTCCGCACCAACGACCTCACCGAGATCGCCGACCTCATGAACACCCACCCTGCGCTGAAAGCCGTCGTCATCGGCCACAGCCGTGCCGGTGCGGCCGAGCTCTACGAAGAGATCGCGCAGGCCATCACCAACCACATCAACACCGACGTCGCACAGCTGACGAAAATCAACGGCGGCGAGAGCCTGCGCCTGACCAACGAAGCCACCCTGATATTCGCCTCCGCCGCGGAACTCCGACAAGGCCGCGCCTTCGACCTCGTCATCATCCGCGACAACGCCCCGAAACTCCTCGACCTCATCGAGGAAGCAAGCCCCACCCTCGCCACCACCGGCGGGCAGATCCTCCTCGTCGAACCCGCCGACGCCGAGACCGAGACGAAAGTCCCCGCGCTCGCCGTGGCTGAGTCGATCGTCGTCCGCAACGACGCCGTGTACTTCAACGGCGAACCACTGCCGTACTACCTCGTCGACAGCGGCATCGAAGTGCATCTCGACAAGCACGGATTCTCCACGATCACGCTCACCTTCCCCGCGAACCACGTCGACGTCGACTTCGACAGCCCCTTCGCCCCCGCACCGCAGCAGTAACCAATCCGACCCGAAAGGCACCACCATGACCACCGATCAGCGCCCCGAGATCCTCCGGCGCAACATGGAAAACCTCAACCAGGCCGGCGAACTCGCCACCGACCTCGTCACCGCGATGCACGCCAACGACGGCGCCGCAGCGAAGACAGCCACAGAGACCTTCCTCGCCTTCATCCGCGGCCTAGACAAAGACGCCAGCGAGCAGCTCACCCTCAACACCAGCTCATCGATGGTCCAGTACAGGGTGCACGCCGCCCGCACCCAACGAGACCACCACTTCATGGCCGACCTCGACCCGCTCACCGTCGCCAGCGCCATCCTCGACCACGACGTCCAAGACACCAGCACCGCAGCCTTCCATAGCTTCGTCGCCGAAGCCGTCGAGAGCGGCCTCGCCAGCGTCATCACCACCGTCCGACAGCTTCCACCCTTCGCCAGCGAGCAGATGCTCCTCCACCTCATCGCCACCCACATGATCACCGCCGAAGAGGGCAGCGACAGCAATGACTGACCTCGCCGCCCTCGCCGAGGCCATCCGGCGCGAGTATCAGCCTGGACTCATGGACGTCCCCTCCGATCTCGGAACCAAAGCCGTTGTCCTCCGCGCACTAGCCGACACGATCGACACCCTCGCGGTAACCGAGCACCCCCACGAGGTGTTCGCCATTACGGCGGCGCACCTTGCCCGACAGCGCGAGTTCAGCCAGAACACGTTCGGCCCGGGACCGCGCCTTGCCGGCGTCCTGGACCACATCCGCAAGGAGCTGGCCGAGGTCGAGGCCGAGCCGCAGGACATAACCGAGTGGGCCGACGTCGTGATCCTGGCCTTCGACGGCGCCCTGCGACAGGGCCACGACCCTCAAGCAATACTCGACGCCATCCTGGCGAAGCAGACCCGCAACGAGAGCCGCGCGTGGCCGGACTGGCGCACCCAGCCGAGCGACCGTGCAATCGAGCACATCCGCATCGAAACCGACCTGACCAACACACTCAGCGAGAACACCACCGCGCTCGCCGAGGAGCAGCCAGACAACCGCGAAGAGCACTGGCTATCCGACGTAAGCGACGACCGCACCGGCCGACCCGCCGACTGGCGATGGGTCGCAACCTGCAGCTGCTCCAACCCCGACACCAGCGGCGACGGCCTCACCACCTTCCGAGGCACCAGCATCCCCGACGCCGTCAACCAATGGCACGAACACGCACTAGCGAAAGAGAGCACCCATCGATGACCTTCCTCCTCGTCCTCGGCTTCATCATCCTGATCCTCATCGGCATCGCCATCGTCGCCTGGCCCATGATCGTGTGGCTCGGCATCGGAGACGACCGCAACTGGACACTCCGAACCAAGATCCTCCACACCATCGGCGCAGTCCTCGCGCTCGCCGCACTCGTCAGCTTCATCATCACCATCGTGCCGAGCTCCAATGGATCAGAACACTGCGGACCCGGAACCCGCTACGTCTCCGAAAGCCACTACAACCCCGCCACGAAGAGCACCATTAGGGAGTGGGAGTGCATAGCCGAGTGAGCCGAATCTCGTTCTGATCTGTGGCCCGATAATCGAATCTGCGGCGTGTCGCGTGGTCAATACCTAGATTCACGTTTCATTGCCGCGACTATCTCAACGTAACTTCGGTGTACTGCACCTAGACGAGGCCCTGCCAATCGGCGGGGCCTTTGTCGTTCCTGCCCCTCCGCACGCCGTCTCGTCGGGTGGCGTCGTGCGGAGTGAAGACGATGGCCGCGGGGGCCACGTCGACCGGTGTGCTCCCGGCCGAGGCGCTTGCTGTGGCGCGAACGGGAGGCCTTCGGGCCCACGACCAGAGGAGATCGACATGGCCGGCATCAACCTCGGGCCAGACTTCGAGCGCGACGTCGCCGAGCTGGCCGACATCGACCTCGACTCGATCGACCCGGGCACGCTCGACATTGCACTCCTGAACCCGGGCGGCGACACAACAGTGCGCTTCAAGGTGCACACCAGCGTGTCGACGCCGGATCTCCAAGCACTCATCCAGCAGTACGCCGCTCCCGACCAGAGCTAGAAGCTCATGGGCAACGGCATCCACACCGCCCGCTATCGGACCGACCGCGAGGCCAAGCGTGTCGAGTGGCAACGGCGCCGCCGCCCGTGCAACATCTGCGGGCAGCCGCTGAACTACAGCCTGCCGAAAGATCACCCCGAGCACTTCCAGCTCGACCACATCAAGTCACGTGACAAGTTCCCCGATCTCGAGTTTGACCCTGCCAACTGGGCCCCCGCCCATGCCTCGTGCAACAAGCGCAAGAGCAACGGGGAGGCTGCCCCTGGCCTGGGCGAAACATCCGAAGACTTCTGACACTGCCACGCAGCGCGCCATCAGCTCATCACCTAGCCACCGACCAAGGAGACATCATGCTCAAGCCCACCACCAACCACCTGTTCGTCGTCGCCCGTGGTGACGAGATCGTCGGCGAGCCGTTCGCAGACCGTGAGACTGCCGAGCGTCAGCTGCGCCACGTCAACGAGACCAGCGTCGCGATCGGACTCGAGCCGAGCGCCGTGCTCGCCACCGTCGAGCAGCGCATCACCTACCGCAACTTCGAGCACATCATCGAAGACGCAGCAGAGCTGCCCGTCGACGGCGACGAGCCGGCCGACGACAGCAAAGACGCCGCGAGCAGCTCCTCGACTGCGAAGAGCTGACAGCCGCGAACACCATCGACCAGGGGGCGCTGGGGCAGGGGTGATCAAATCTCTACGCGAATTTACAAGCGAGACTCCCCGGGCAGTGATCTATCTCCCCCCACGGTTGCCTCGCGTGCGCGCGCGAGGTGCGTGACGCCAGGAAGGCAGGGGACCGATGGTCTCTGACGAAGAGAAGCGCGCTCAGGCTGCTACCCGGGCCCGCCGTTACAGGGAACGGAAGCGCGCGAACGCGAATGCAGCGGACACGCTTCCCGGCCTGACGCGTGACGCGGTCGCCTCGAGCACCATCCCGCCGGCGGATGCGCCGAAGCCGCCCGCGTTCACGATGCTGAACTCGGTCAACGCGGCGATCGACGCGATGAAGTGGCTGCAGCCGTCCGACTTCGCCGCGGTCGACCTCGCGCGGATGACCGCGCTGCAGTACGACAACCTGCTCGCAGGAGATCCGAGCGCAACCGGACGGGCGGCATCGCTCGGCCAGCTGCTCACCCGCGTCCTGCACGAGCTCGGCGGAACCCCGACGGTCCGCCTCGCCCATGAGCTGCGCTCGATGCGATTGCAACCACCCACAGCAGACCCGAAGCCCGGTGACCCGAATGCCGACGACCTCGACGAAGAAGCAAGCGAACCCAGCCGGCGCAAGAGCGGGGCAACGGTCACGTCCATCAAACGCCCGCCGAAGCGGAAGCGGGCCTAAACGGTACGGATCCGAGCAGGCGCGCCTGTTCACCAAGCCGGCGCGAAAACTCACCAGGTCGACGACGCTCGGCTACCAGGCGATCGAGTTCTGGGAGTGGTGCCGATCCCGTCTGGAAGAGCTCGCCGAGCAGGATCCGGACCTTGCCGACCTGGTCGACCTCGTCCCGCCGCCCATGCCGTGGCAGAAGTGGTTCTTGATCCACGCGCTCGAGCTGCTGCCCGGGCCCGACCAGGTCTTCCGCTTCCGCACGGTGCTGCTCCTCGTCGCCCGCCAGAACGGGAAGACGTCGCTGATGGTGATGCTCATCCTGTGGCGACTATTCACCGACGGCGCCCCGATGATCATCGGCGCAGCACAGAACCTCGACGTCGCCGAAGAGACCTGGGACCGAGTCGTCGAGATCGCCGAGGCGATCCCCGAGCTCGAGTCCGAGATCGCCAAGATCGGCAACGTCAACGGCAAGAAGTTCATCCGCCTCGACGGCCGTGAGCGGTACCGCCCCCAGGCGGCCAACCGCCGCGGCGGCCGCGGGTGGTCCGGCGACATGATCCTCCTCGACGAACTGCGCGAGCACCAGACCTGGGATGCCTGGGCCGCGATCTCCAAGACCACCATCGCCCGCGACCGCGCTCAGGTCTACGGCGCCTCCAACGCCGGCGACGCAGCGTCGATCGTTCTGCGCCACCTGCGGAAGATGGCGATCGAGTCGATCGAGGGCCGCGCTCCCGATGCGTTCGATGACGACATCTCTGACGACGAGATCTCCGAGTTCCTCGCCGAGGGCACGATCGGGCTCTTCGAGTGGTCCGCGGCACCGGATCGCGGCCGGTGGAACAAGGACGGCTGGTACCAGGCCAACCCCGCACTCGGCTGGACGATCAAGGAATCCGCGATCGCCGCGGCCGCGGGAACCGACCCCGAGTCGATCTTCCGCACAGAGGTCCTCTGCCAGTTCGTCGACTCGTCCGGATCCGGACCGTTCCCCGACGGTCGATGGGAGGAGATGTCGGAGCCGAAGGTCGTGCGCAACCCTGACCTGCCCGCCGGCTACTGCATCGACGTGTCCCACGACCGGAAGATGACCTACGTCAACCTGACGTTCTACGACAGCGACCCCGAGCCCCGGCTGCGCGGCGAGATCGTCGCGATGCGCGCCGGCACCGACTGGGTGATCCCGTGGCTCAAATCAGACGAGCGCAAGGTCAAGCCGCGGCTGCTCACCATGCAGACGAACGGCGCGCCGGTCTCGTCGCTCATCCCCGACTTCGAAGAGGCCGGCCTCGAAGTCGTCGAGTGGGCCGGCACCGATCTCGGCCGCGCCTCCGGCATGGCCTTCGACGAGCTCGTGCAAGGCACAGTCACGCACGGCGTGCAGCCCGTCCTCGACATCGCCGCCAACACAGCACGCGTGAAGCCCGCCGGCGACGGCTGGCTCATCGACCGGAAGAACTCGCCCGAAGACGCAGCCCCGCTCGTCGCCTGGGTCGGTGGCATCTGGCTGGTGCGCGTGCACGGAAACGACAACGCCGAGTCGGTGTACGAAACCCGAGGTCCTCTGACCTTCTGAACCCGAGGAGATCCCATGGCCCGAATCGACCGGCTGCTGCGCAAAGCCATCCGCAGCAGATTCCTGATCACCCTCGTCGACGAGGACGCCTTCGTAGGCGTCGTCGTCGACGCCGACCACGAGCACCTGGTGCTCGCCGACGCCGCACACATCGATGCCGAGGGCAAACCCGTCCCGGCCGAGACCCAGCTGTGGATACCCCGCAGCCAGGTCAAGTACATGCAGGAAATCAGACCCTAGGGGGCGTGCAGTGCTGATGCTCTCAAACGGGGCCGTGGTCCCAACCAACACCACCCTCGCCGACCGCACGCCGATGTTCGCCGACGCGAACTACTACGGCAACTACGCGCTTCCGCTGCTCAACGAGTGGGCCGCTTACAGCGCGCTGTACAAGAACCAGGTCTGGGTCGGCGCGATCATCCGCAAGCTCGCCTTCGCCACCGCCCGGATGCCGTTCGACATCAAGATCGCCGGCAAGAACAACGACCAGTACGACGAGGCCGGCCCTCTCACGGCGCTGATGCGACGACCCAACGAGCGGATGAGCGGATTCGCGCTCTGGCAGTGGACGTCCTCCATGTGGGACATCTACGGCGAAGCATTCTGGCTCAAACTGCGCGATCGCGCCGGTACCGTTCGCGAGCTGCACCCGCTGCACCCAGCGAACGTCGTCGTGCGCCGCATGCCGGACGGTCGCCTGGGATACATATACACGGCCGGCAACCGCGCCGCGATCGACACCCTGCCGGTGTTCGACGAGGACGACATCGTTCCGTTCGTGTCGTTCAACCCCGACACCCCCAACCGCGGCCTGTCGAACCTCGAGAGCCTGCGCATGACGCTGCTCAACGAGGACGCCTCTCGCCGGGCCACCGCATCGTTCTGGAAGCGCGGAGCTCGCCCCGGTTTCCTACTGCAGCACCCGAAGACGATGTCCGAAGGTGCCCAGGCCCGGTTCAAGGCGTCGTTCAACGCGACGTCGGCCGGCGCCGACAACGCCGGCGGAACCACCATCCTCGAAGAGGGCATGACCGCCGAGATCCTCCAGCTGAACCTGGAGGAGATGCAGTACATCGAATCGCGGAAGCTCAACCGCGAAGAGGTGTGCGGCGCGTACGACGTGCCGCCGCCGGCGCTGCACATCCTCGACAAGGCGACGTTCTCCAACATCACGGAGCAGCTGCGCTCGGTCTACCGCGACACCATGGCGCCGCGGTTCGAGTTCATGGAATCGGTCGTCGACCATCACCTGCTGCCGGACTTCTACGCCGTCGACGAAGCATTCAGCCGATTCAACATGGACGAGGTCCTCCGCGGTGACTTCGAGACTCGGGCAACGGCCGCGGTCGCGCTGCGCAACGCCGGCCTCGCCAGCGGCAACGAGCTGCGTCCGATGTTCGGCTGGGCGCCATCCGACGACCCGGCGATGTCGGAGATCTTCGCCAACGCCGCGCTCGTCGAGCTCGGCAGCATCAGGGGAGCGCAGCCTGTCTCCACCGACGGGGAGTTGATCCCTCAGCCGGTGAAAGCCGTCGCTCGTCCGGCGGTAAAGACGCCGGCGCTCACCGTGCGGTCGATCATGGGCCGTCTCTCCCGGGTGAAGGCCAGCAAGGCCGACACGAAGGTGAAACTGATCCAGGAGCACCAGAAGGAGCTCGACGCGTTCTTCGCCAAGCAGAAGGCGGCGGTGAAGGCGGCCAGCAGCACGAAGGCTGCCGGCTTACTCAACCCCGGCGACTGGGATGCGGAGCTCGCTGGGATACTCGGCACGCTCGCGGCCGCGACCTCCGAAGCGATCGGCGGCAAGACGGCGACGGATCTGGGCGGCAGCTACGACGCCGGCCGGATTGCACCGTGGCTCGAGCAGGACGCGCAGACGTCGGCGAAGAACATCAACGCCACCACCGCCGTGCAGCTCAACGAGTGGCTCGAGCGGCAGAACGCCGAAGACGAGGACGAAGAGCTCGAAGCGGACACGGACGAGTTCTTCGACTCCAACGTCGCACAGCGATCGTCGGAGATCTCGCTCGGCCGGGTGGTGATGATCGCCGGACTCGCGGCGCTCGTCGCGGCGGAGCAATCCGGCGCGAGCTCAAAAACGTGGGTGGTCACATCGGCCAACCCGCGAGCATCCCACGCCGCGATGGACGGCGAAACCGTGTCGCTCGGAGAGAACTTCTCCAACGGCATGAACGGACCAGGCGACTTCAGCGGCGGCGCCGACGAAGTAGCCGGCTGCAGCTGCGAGCTGCAGTTCACACTCGAGGACGGCAACTGATGCAGGTAGTCACCAAAGAAGCAACGGTCGAGAACACCGGCACGGACGAGGACTTCCCGGGAACCTTCCGGGTCATCCTCTCCGCGCCCACGAAGGATCGCGACGGAGACACTCTCCTGACCGACGAGTGGGAACTGCCGCTCCCCGAGCACATCACCTTCGACCAGGACCACGGGATGTCGGTGGGCACCACCATCGGCTCCGGTGTCCCGTCGATCGACGAGAAGGGCCAGCTGATCGTCGACGGCACCTACTCGTCGCTCGATCGCGCCCAGGAAGTGCGCACCCTCGTCAACGAGGGCCACATCCGCACGACCTCGGTCGCCTTCATGACGAAAGACTCCACCGAGAAGGGTGCGAAGACCACCAAGCGCGAGCTGCTCAACGGCGCGTTCGTCGCGATCCCGTCCAACCGGGAGGCGCTCGTGCTCTCGTCGAAGGCGGCGAAAGTGAAGGTCGGCGCTCGCAACAGCACGACGGACGCCGCCACGATCCAGAACATCCACGACAGCGCGGCCGAGCTCGGAGCTGACTGCTCTGCGACCAAAGCGCTCGTGCAGGTGCGCCGGACGACGACGAAGACCATCGCCGGCAGCCTCGAAGCGATCCAGGAGCGCATCCAGCACGCGCTGCGGGCTGAGTTCACGGGCGCCTGGCCGTGGCTTCGCGGCACTCTCCCGGAGGGCGAGGGTGGCACGGCCGTCTTCGACCTCTACGACGACTACACCGGCGACCGGGGAACATTCCGGCAGTCGTTCACAGACGACGGGACCACGGTCACCCTCACGGGTGAGCGCAGTCCCGTGGACGTGATGGAACACATCACGCCATCCGCTGACGAGGTTCAGCAGAGCACGCCCAGTGATGGCGCTGCAGACGAGTCCGCCGCCGGCACGGAAGTCCCCGCCGCCGACTCGAAAGCAACCCCCTCCGATCAGGTCGCTGCCGCAGAGATCCAGATCAGATCCGCCCACATCCGGGCAATGCACGCCACCGCAACAAACCTCGATTCCTAGAAAGGAACCAGCGCTATGCCCACCGCACTCAAAGAGGCCCAGGACAAGGTAGTCGCCCTGTCGCAGAAGGCCTATGCCATCGTGCAGAACGAAGATGGCAAGCTCACCGTCGCCGAGCAGGCGAAGGCTCTCGAGCCGCTCGAGGCCGACATCAAGGCCGCCACCGAAGAGGTGCAGAACCTCGACTACGTGGAGAAGCAGCGCAAGAAGCTGTCCGGCTCCGCCTTCGGGAAGGCAGCCGACGAGCACAACTCCGATGGCAAAGACGACCAGGCCGGGTGGTCGATCGGTAAGCAGTTCGTCAACTCGAAGGGCTACAAGTCCCTCATCGAAAAGGGCTTGAAGGGAGGCAACTGGACCTCCGGCGACATCGAGCTCAAGGAGGCCTTCACCGAGGGCACCGTCGACGCTCCCGGCGGCGGCTACGCGGCCGCGACGCTCAACCCCAACGTCGTGCCCGGTGTCGTCGACATCCGCTTCCGCACGCTGACGATCGCGGACCTGTTCCCGGCCGGCGCGACGAGCTCCCCGCTCATCCGCTACCTGCAGGAGACGATCGCGGTCAACGGCGCGAAGGGCGTGAAGGAAGGCGACCTGAAGCCCGAGTCCAAGCTCGCGTTCAAGACGGTCGACGAGACCCTCCACAAGATCGCGACCTTCCTCGCGGTCACCGACGAGATGCTCGAGGACTACGCCCAGGCCCAGTCGTACATCGACGCTCGCCTGGCGCTGTTCATCAAGATCGCCGAAGAGGACGCCATCCTCAACGGCAGCGGGCTCGACGGCGACATGAAGGGCCTCCTCAACCGCGAAGGCCTGGCCGCCACGGTCATCCGCGGCACCGCCCCCTCGGCCGCGGACGACAACCCCATGGATGCGATCTACCGCCAGATCACCCGCATCCGCATCACCCAGTTCCTCGAGCCCGACGCGGTCACCATCGACCCGCTCGGGTGGGAGGACATCACCCTCTCGAAGAACACCCAGGGCTTCTACTACGCCAACGGG